CTAGGTTACCAAATGTGTCAACTCCGCAGAAGCTGTCTTGTAGTTTACGATATAGGCCGTCACTCAAGAATCCGTCTTCTTTGTCTTGTGCAATCAGCTCATATTCCACGTGAACGTTGTCGTTAGTGAATTCGCGATCAAACTCAATGCTGAGAATTGTGTCTTCTGCTTCAATTACTGTGCCTGCATTGTATATGGCCACTGTGCTGGCATTGATTGCTGCTATATAGGGAATGCCACTAGCTTTGGGATTTTCAATATAACGGGCCACAGTTTCAGCACTGAGTGTTTTGCCACGGTTAGTGGCCACAGTGGTGATACCACGCACCCAGAAGTAGTAGTAGGTGTTGAATGTGCCATCATTGCTGAGGCTGCTGTTGACTGAATATGAGAACACGTTCAGCGGTGTTCCTGGACCTGTATAGCTGGCTGGTGGCTCAGTAGATTCAATCCACTGGTACACGTCTACATTACTGCCTGGAAACACTTGTCCCCAACGACGACTTGCGTAAACAATACTGTCTTGGTTGGGATCAACAAATCTCACTGTGCTGATATCCCACCAAATTTCTCCCACACGACTTGAGGTCCATGTGTTGCCTTGATTGTTAACTGGTCCTGAATTGTATGCTGCTGGATCAACTGCACCAATGTAATTGATGTTTTGTTTGGCTGCTCCAAGGATCTTGCCTTGTAGTGGATCAAAGAAGTCAAAGAATTCTGTACGAGCACTGGTGATTCTGTCGTATGCAAACACGCTGTTGAGCAAGCGCACATCTACCACAGGTTGTTGTTCACGTATCACAGTCCAAGCTGGTGTACGATCAGGATTTTCAAACACAAACACACGCCCGCGGTTGGCAGCACTGCTGTCACCAAAATCGTTGCCTGGAGCACCTACCATAAGCACACCATCAGTGTAGTTCACTGCAATGCCGTAGTTGTCGTAAGTGCCAGCGCCGTTGTCTGCAATTTGTAGACCAAACACAAACTTGCCAGGATTCAATGTAGAATCACCTGCGCTAGGCAAGTAATCGTAAGTGTATACTACACCACTCTGCACAATGGTACTGAAGAAAATAGTACTGTTGCCGTCAAAGTCAGTTTCACCTTCATCAAACTCTGTTACAATGTATTGTGTGCCACCTGGTGCGCCAACCACAAGGTTGTCAGCAGTGTCGTCTATGTTGACACTGGCGCCAAATGCAGCAAACTCCACAGGATAAGGACTGTAGATGCTTTGTGTGAACACAAAAGTGTTGAATCCCAAAGCACTAAACACTGTACTTCCTGTTGATGAGCCCGGTGCTACTTGCAGTTTGTTGCCAGGGGCTGCTGAATCAGTATTCTTGACTGAGATAGTCAAAAAGCCTGTAGCACTAACAGATGCTGTTACGTTTGGTACTCCGCCTAGTGTTACTAGATTATTAATAGCATCGGCTAGACCAACTACAGTGTTGTTTGGTGCGTTGGGTACTGCAACATCTATGTTGTTCACACGCAGGGTCTGTCCAGCAGTTAGTACAGGATTGGCCACTGTGGCAGTAATGGTACCGTACACTCTGCTTTGGTTCACACTGCGTTGTACGCTACCTGCTTTCCATTCTTGTGTGCTGTCCTGTGGTGCGCCAATATACAAGCTGCAATTAAAGCTGCAAATGTCAAGAGCTTGTCCAAAATTAGTGAACTCCATTGAATTATCAACTATTGCATTAGATGCATTCACTGTTTGTTGTTTGACTTGTTGCGTCAATACAAATTGATTGGTTTCAATCTCAATCACGTCACCAACTTGCAACGGATCTTGTATGGTAATGTCATTGCCAGACACAGTAAATGTGTTGTTTGCGTTTATGGTGCTGTCAACTTGATTGGTCAAGAACTGGTTGTTTACAATTACACTTACAGGAGCAGTCACTGCGCCCAGCACAGTAAACATCACAGACGAAGTTTCTGTGCCGTAAATGAATCGTTGTACGTTGCGGTCAAACACATACACACTACCTGCTTCCACTTTGCCATCAACTGTCTGATCAGCACAACCAATCAAGACTTGACGCCCGTCGGTTGTGGTAGACACGCTGTGACCAAATCTTGCATCTGCTGCAAGTCCGCCCACGGTGAGAGTGTCAACATACACAAAATGCTTGTCAGCACGAACAATGATAGTAACTCCGCCTGCAGGAGCATTGATCCAGGTCAAGAGACCAGTCCCGTTGTTGTAGGTGTAGTCAATGTTGGGACGCAACAACACCTCGTTGGCTAGCACCGAGAATGAGTCAATGTTGTTTACTGTGAACAAAGACGTAGCAAGTTGCTGTGTTCCGCTGTTGGTTATTGTCAGCAAAGTTTTGCGACTGATATCTACTACTTCTCCCACAGGCGGGGGTGTTGTAAACACCACTTCAGAGAATCCGTTTATAACATAGTCCACACCCAGAGTCTGAGTGTTGCTGTTGACACTGACTTCCAACTGAAGATTGTTGTCAATTTGTATAGCATTGGCAATTTGATAAGTGGTAGTAACACCGTTGCCCCGCGTTCTAATGAATTGATTTTGCACATCTACAAGAGCATATGCATGAACTTTGTTCACCCCTGGTGAGCCAATATACATCCAGTGTTCGTCTGTGCTGACTGCAACGCTGTATCCAAATTCCCCAGGCAAAATACGATCGCCACTAACAGGAGGAGTCAACAATTGCCATTGTGCATATGGGTTTATGCCTGGTTGGCCTAGGGCAGGATCACGATAGATCACTGCTGCATATCCAACATCTGCTTCGCTAGCAGGACCTAAACTCAAGCTAGCGCCTGCGCCTGCCCAGGTCTGATTACCAAAGTCCACAGCATTACCGTATCCGCGAACTCCTGTTGCGCCCAACACAAGAATAGCATCACCGCTGTCTGTAGGACTTACTGGTTGATAACTACCAGAGAAGTTCTTGACATAGGTATAGATACCGCCCGTTGCTGTACCACTTGCAAATCCATAGCGCGGACTACCAACCAGTGCAGCCAAGCGGGTTCGGGCCTGTGCAATACTTTGACCATATTGTTCTGTAGCATCCAGCAACTCAGGTGCTAATTCTACAACATCTGAGAACTGATTTTGTTTTTCCAGCACGGCCCACTGGCCGTTGCCAGCGTTGTCAACCCATACCTTATTTCCAGTTTGAATTTCATTTGCATATGGCAGATTCAAAATATCACTAGGTTGACTTACTCGTTGTGTTTGCAACGTAAATCCAATGCCTGTACCATTGATTTGATTTTGTGTGCCAATAAAGGTGTATGCAATGGTCACGGTATTGACACCAGTGACTTCTAGTACTTCATACACTCCGTCAATTTCAACATCAAAAAACTTGATGATCAATTTGTCGCCTACTGCAAGACCATGTGGCTGAGTAAAATTACAGATACTAGTGCCGTCAAGATTGTCGCACACATGATCAATATAACCAGGAACTTGTACACAACGATAGATATTCCAGTCGTAGTTGTTGACTTTGGCAGCCCATACTGTTGCCCCAACTGACACTGCGTCAAGATTAGCTTGTATAGACGACAAGTCGTTTAGGCTGAACATAGTAATGTCCGCATCGTCCAAATTCACATAACCAGCCGTGGGCAGGGCAGTGTCTGTGACTGTGGCTGTAGTGGTGGGCAAAAAGTTAGGCGACGTTAGTTTGTAGCTTTGTCGCCACACGTTGCTCAACAACACTGTCTGGTCAGCTTGGCTTGACTGCTGTGGCAAAATCACTTGTACCAAGCTTGGATTAGAATTCAACAGTGCGCGATTTAGGCGCAATTCAACAAAGCTGCGGTTGGCATTGGCTCCATATACAGCACGTTGAACTGCCCAGTTTTCAAAGATCTTGTAGTCTGCTGATTCTTTTCCAAGATTGGCCTGGCTCAGTAATTCTGCTGACAGAATAGTACCTTTGGTTTTCAAGAACTGCTGGTACACGTTGACTTGACTGACATCATCTAGATTCAGGGCCGACATGTACTGGCGTTGACGAAAGCCAATCAGGCCGTAGCTCAACAGGTCGTTGTCTAGCTCTAGGTTTGCAGTGTTCAAGCTGTAGCTGTTGGCCAGTTGATCAGCTTTGTTGGCAATGTTGGGCAACAAGCCCAGTTCTAGTTGTTCATAGTCACTCTTGAACCACTGATCAAACTTGAACTCAGTGCTGGGATCTACAATTGTGGCTGCACTCCAATACTGGTCTTTGTACTTGACAATTTCACCTTTGCTGTACTTCTTGAGTCCGGTCCATTCCTGCACATTGTCTTGGTTGAGAATAAAGCCCTGTGCATCAACTGTGCCGTTCCACTCAGTAGAAGTCACAGCAACCAAGTTCAATCGACTCTGACGAGCTCCCGTGATAGGTTCATAAATCAGGTCTCCAAACACACTGCGGTTGTTGAGCACAATCATGTGTTCAAAGTTTGTGAATCTAAGATCTGCAAAACTCAACGCTTCAGCAGTAAGTGGTTGCAGAGTCAAGGTATTGTCCAAGCGAACAATATTTAGATTCTTGGTTGGTAATTCACGCTTGTTCTGATTCAACAGCACATTTTCTGATGTCTGTGTGACCACACTGTCAACTACACTCTGCGGTTTAGTAATAGTCAGACCACTAGCCAAAGGGTTTAGGTTGATCAGACTGTTGACTTCCCATCCTTGCTGACTCCAATACAAGAACTCTTGTACCATTTGTGACCAATCCAACTCAAAACCATTAGCACGATCAGTAAATGTTAGGCCTTGTTTTTCTAACACATTACCATAACTCAGTAAAAAGTCGCACACGCTGGTTTGATTGGTAAACACATAGCCATATGGGACCTTGACCACAGTATCTGTGTAAACAGTGGGCACTTGTACTGTGATGTTGCCCGCAGTATATGATTTGAGACGTCCAATACCTTGACTCACTGCGATATTAAAGAACGGCTGTGTGGTACTATAACCGTACACTGCGTAACCGCCTTCTACAATCTGCACAATCACACTGCTGTAGATCACTCGATCAAACGGCTGATTCTTGTACAGCAACAAGTCGTAGCTTTCATCAGGGATCAGCAGGGTTGAGTTCAAGGAGTTAGGGCTGGACTTTTCAGTGTACATCTTGATGTACTGTTTGTCTGAAAAGCTGGCCATTCTGTAGCACAGTCTTACATCCAGGCTACCTAGATCTGCTTCAAGTTCCGCAGTACTGTTGGTACCAGATTGACGATTGTAGTCCACAATCCAGTTGATATAGCTGGCTTTGCTGACTCCATCTCCGTAGACTGTGATGTCATTGGCATCTAGTCTGTAACGATCTTGATACAGATATTGATCAAATTCCTCGTTGTATTGATACAAATCACGATCAGCAAACAGGCTGTAGAATTTAGCTGGGCGTGTTAGTGCCAGCACTCGCATGACTGCAAATGGGTATGCACTGGAATTCCACCATGATGCTTCTACAGGGCCGCCGTCTCCTGCGGCCCATGACTTCTGAAAACTAGTTTCGTCATATCCGCCTACTACACTAGCAAACGGACTTAACAAGTTGCCTTCGCTGTTTACAGGAATCACAGTGGTTAATTCTGGACGAACATATGCCGGCAACACATAAGCACCGTCAGGATCGGCCACACGACCTGCCTCAAGGTCGTCCCACAATACCAAGTTGTCGCTGGTGTATGGTCCAGGACCATACACAGTGTTCCACCAGGTGGGCTTGATTGAGAAGCCCAGCATTTCCCAAGGGGTCAACGCAGGATTTTCTGTGTCGTAGAAATAACGGTTGATGCCGCGCCAAGCCCCCAACAGGTTAGTGTTGTCAGGGCGGTTAAAGCTCAGTTTGTTCTGGCTGCTACTGTAGTTCCAAGAAAACTGGTTTGTAGACAAAAAGTTTTGCGAAGTATAGTCCAGTTTGTTCCAGCCCACATAACTCAAAAAGTCTGTGCTCAACAAGTCGTTGATGTCTGAATAAGAATATCCAGTTTCACGGAAATTGCCGGGTAACACATCTGTGATCAACAAAGGTACAGGATTTCCGTCCAGTTTCAAGTTGTTGTAGATGCGAGTTTCAAATTCCAACAGCACTTGATCTCTAATGTCTTCAAACGCAGGAGTCTGACTGCCGTCATGGCCTACTATGACCACTGCTGTACCTGTTGTGGTTTGTGTTATTGCAATTTCAGGACGATACGCTGGATACAGTCCCAACTTTGTGGGAGTGTTGGGTACAAAATTACCATAAGTCTCAGGATACTCTTGAATGGATACTATGTCCCCTACGGCCAGTGGTACGGTGATTGTGATACGAGGACCATCTGTGGCCACCACATAATCAAATCCACGTGTGAGCAATTGTTGATTTTTATACACCAGCAAGCCAAGATAGTTAGCTGATGTATAATTGTACACTTGCACAGTGTCAAACACGTTGGTAGTGATCAAACCCACTGTATAGGAATTTTCAATGAACACTGAACCGGTGGGTAACATGTCACTCCAGTAAAACGGATTGATTTCAATCCGTCCAGCAGTGAGATTCTCCATGGCCTGTGTTAACAATTGCCCTGGCGTTTCAAATCCAATAGTGAGTCTAGTAACTTCTTCCAACATCAAGTTCTTGAACTTTTGATACTCTCTGGAGTTGTATTGTAGACTAGCAAAAATGTTGTAGTCTTGCGAACGATTAAAATAGCCAGCCAGCACCAAGGGTGCGCTTTGTTGTAAAATTACCTGGCCGTACGTTCCAATATAGCCAAGATCTCGTGTGTTGTTGGCGCCGTTGATTGGACCACGTAGTGTGGTTAAATTTTCGCAGATTGACTCGTAGTGTGTGCGAACAGTGCCCAGTGTAAATGTGTCGCTGTTGCCGTTGATGGGATTCTTTTCCAGGTTGATGGGTACTTGATAAAAAGCCACCTGACTGATTTGATCACTCAACACCAACACTTCCACAATGTCCCCAATTGCATATGTGTTGTCTAGTGCAATTGTGGTTGAATTAGCTGTGGTTGCAACTGTGTAGGATCCTGGGTCACGGAAAACTGACCCCACATATACTTGCACAGCAGGAATATTAGCGTCTGTAGACTGTGCTGATACATCCAGCTTTAGCAGTTCGCCAGTATAGGTAAATTTGAACTGTTGTCGAATTTGTGTGTCTGTGGCCGCAGTGTTCCATCCAATTTGTCGTTGGAACAATGTTCTTGTGTCATACTCTCTCACAAAACCGTTGCTGATAGATTCAGTAGCACTGACATTGTCTCGCACATACAAGAAAGTATCTTTGTAGAGATTGTTTTCAAAAACAATGTCTCCTACGTTGTTGAGGTTCAAGTACTGCAAAGGAAATTGTAACACAGGGTCCAACACACCAGTGTCTCCCACAGCATAGCTAAACAACTTGCTGCCAGCAAATGTAGTTGACGGATATTTCACAAGGTTGGCAAAACTCACGCCAGCAGCATCATAAATGTCAAATAGTGGAGCCTGTTGAACACCAGTTTTAAGTTGAGCAGGAATCCAAGCAACACCGTCATACCAGAATGACACACCTTTGAGTTCAGTTCCGTCTAGACATACAGTGCTTTGATCAACTAGTACTTCGCCGTCAGTGGCCAAAGTCAGGTGAATAATTGGTTGCGTAATTAGGGGCGGAACTGAGTCAGGAATGATAAAATTCACTTCCCAGATCTTGTTTCTCACGTTGGCGTCAAGATCTGCGGCAAAAATAACTCGTTGTGGAGGATTAGTTTGTTCAAATGTAAACCCACCAACTGAATAACCAGTACTGCCTTCAATGTTGCTGAATGCGTCTGTTTCTTCAAAGTCAATGATGCTGACTGGTTGCTTGCCTTCAGTGCCCATGTTGAACATGCGAATGCCGCCACGGAATTCAATCACAGGACGCTTGGCACGGAATGCATTGTCAATCACTACTTCTGTGTTGTTGTAGGCAGCAGTGGCATTGAGCACATCAATGTGGAACCAACGATTGCTGCGACTCCAGGCATTGAGATCCAGTGCAGCACGATCAATGGTCAAGTAGTCCAGTTCCCCAGGTTCGGTGGCTTCTGTACTGTCGTCACCATCAACTACATAGGTTTCAGGAGTTATGAAGTTGATTACTGGCAACAATTCTATAGCTGCTCCCACACCACTGATGTAATACTCTTGATCAATGTAGCTAGCAGGTTCTACTTGACCACGGAATACCACTTTGAGGCCATTGGTAAATGTCACACCATTGGGACTAGTGTACGATGTTTTGCCCAATATTTCATCAATAAACAAGGTGTCGCTTTGTGTTTGTTCGATCAAGCGAATACGACCAAATATTTCTGGGTCCGTGCCGTCTTGATAGTACAAGACGTCTTGTGCTGCTGTCAGCAATGGTATTTCTCTAAAGAAACCTGCATCATTTTTGTACCATTGTGTGCTGGCATAGGTGTTGCCATAGCGCACAGTAAATTTTTCAAGATTGTTGATCAGCTGAACGCTGTTCAAGGTCATGTAAACGTAACCGTCGTCGTTGACATATTCAATTTGCCAGATACCAAATCGTTGTTCTAGCGGAACTTCAGTAGTTTCTGAATACAGCAAACTGTCATAGCTGCCTACTTGACCATTGAGAGAATCATCTCGATCCAAGGGATCATACAGTGTGGTTTTGTACCAGCCACCTAGTTCAGGTTCAACTACGGATTGAGTAAACACCAACGTGCGGCCATTGAGTTCTGTAATGCCATCAATGCCGCCATAGGCTGCGATAAAATCAGCCACTGAAATGTTGTCTAGTTGATCAAACTTAAGGTCAGTGGTCAGATCCACTGTACCAATGCTGGGCAAAGCATAGTAGAAGTCTTGCGCCGTCTTGGTTGGAACGTTGAACGTGACTGTGCCAAGATCTTCGCCGTTGTTTGTGACACCAAACACATCTCTTGAACTGATGTTAGGAGTGATGGGCACGCGGCCACTAATGCCTGGTGCTGACTGAATCCAGAATCCTGGGCCTGTGCCAGCATCAGCGTTGGTCACGTTTATTGTGCCTTGCATGTTGCTTTGTGTAGCACTGGCATAGTACAAGGTGTCAGGTGCGTCTTGTGGCACCACAAATGTGACCTGTCCCACAACTGCTCCGTTGTTGGTCACACCTGAATTGTAGACATTGCTCAAACCTGTGGTAGGAGCTGTCTTGATATAGAAAGGATATACCCCGTCTAGGTTCATGGTAAACACATAGGTGTTACCACGCACTAGTGACAGAGTGGGATTGTTTCGTGAATCAATCACGTAGCTGCTGATACCAGCATTGCTCACACGATAGTTGACAGTTTCTTTGTCGTTTTGTGCAACTTGAAATGTGTAGCTGCCGCCGCGTACTAGATCAATTGTGGGATTGGTTCCGGCCAGGCCTGAAAAGGTGTACACACCGTTGGCACGATCTACTACAAAATCGTCAGTGGCTGGCACCCCAGTTGCTGCCACATCTACAGATGCAGGGCCGCCAGGAATCCAAAAGTACTGACTAAAGTTGATAAAAGTATCCCAATTGATGAATGGATCCCAGGTGTAGTACTGACTTTCAAACAATCGATCAGGACGGCTGGAATCACCGCCTTGATACTCGACTGAATCCAGTATGCCCGGATATGTCATGACATCTCGGACTCGGCTGGTATCAGGTTCTAGACTCACAATGCCAGCTTCTAACTGATAGTCAGCACGAGTTTTGTTGGGTTCAATTACATAACTGTCATTGGGGTTTACACCAGGGCCCACGCTGCGGCCAATAAAGCCCTGAGTCTTTTTGAACTTGGGTTCCTGAATCAACTGATCCAGAGTCGCAGCCAAAAACTGCTTGTTGACATCAGTCTGAAAGATTTCAGGTAAAAATTCTACACTACGTACTCTTGCCATTAAATTACTCCGCTACCAGGGGCTGTTCGGAGATTGGTGCTGGTCAAAGCCTCAATCACATCTATATTAGTTATGTCTGCTGCATTCACGAATATTTCGTTGGGAGTTGAACGAATCTCATACAAGTCACCAAAACTCTTTTGTGGGTCCAATGGTACCAGGACCACAGAACTGATAATAGTTCCCAACTGACGATGCAGGTATGCTGCCAGCTCTGAGAAGTAGAATGTATCCCCAAAGTTCCATTTGTCAATGCTGAAATATGTGTTCATTTCAGCAATCACTGAACTCTTGATTTCACTTGTTGACGCTGTTGATCCTTGAGCACGAATCACCTTGATGGTGGCTCGCAACTGTGCTGCTGCTTTGGCTCCAAACAAGGGCTTGAAGTTTACTGAGTTCAAGACCACGTTGTCAGAAATCATTTTGTAGTCCTGCAAGCCTTGATATGCCGTGCTTAACTCGTCAATTGTGGGCACACTGGGCTCAGGTACAGTACCAGTGGTGTCACGAATCCAGTTTTGATATGCTGTGTAATAGGCCTGTGTGACCACGTACAAGTCAATGATGTTTGTGGTACCTGGATCAATACGTGTGGTCAGCGGTGAATTGTGACGATACTGGAAGTACAGATCTTGACGACCAGTGCGTGCAATCCATCCTGACTGCGATACCAGCGTGCGTACACCAGCAATGTTGATGCTCAACAAGTAGAATGCACCAACTGAGCCGTCATTGTTGACTTGATCATATGCATAGAAAATTTGTCCTGGACTCCACTCACTCTTGACCAACTCGATGTCATCAAGAGTAGCATAGTCACTGTTGACAATGCCTTCTTCGACCAACAAATATCTTTGTAGATTGTCAAAGTCCACTGTTTGTTGCAGGAACACCAGTTTCTGATTGTCATTTACCTCAGGTGCAACAATTTCTTTAAAGAAGTCTGGATTGTCGGGTACACCGTCGTTGTCGCTATCACGGAAGCTGACCAGAACTTGAAAGTCGTCAACATAACCATCTGACTCTACTGGCTGTCCAATAATGTCCATGATCACATCGCCTTCAAGAGGAGCACTATCATCAGGTTGTGTGTTCATGGCCAACACGTTGATAAAGTCCTTGATGATGGTGCCTGTTCTGCTGTCATAGATCAGTTGATCGCCATAGAAGAAGAAACGAGTTTGAAGTACTGATCCAAAGTAGTAGGCTAGGCCACGGAATGTTACTGTGTAGTTTTGATTCTCTACCACAAACTGTACCAGCCAGCTGGCATCACTGTTGGTTCCCGAAGTAGAGCCTGCGTTGGCGTCACTCCAGGCAGCGTCTTGATCTAGGTTAGTACTGGTAATAATATACCAAGTACCTGTAAGGTTATTGTAGCCCAGGCCAAAGTCACGGAACAGTTCAATTTGATCGCCCATTTGCTGTTCTATACTCAAAGGAAGGTCTGTCACAAACAGCGGAATGATTTCGCTGACCACAGCGCCTGTGGGCACAAAGTTATTGATTGTAACTGGGCCTGCTCCTGAACTCAGGTTGCCTAGACCGTTGTTGTAGCCGTCGCCTACGATGGCTTGAGGGCTGGCCCAAATTTCTGTGCGTTCGTCAGGGCGAGTGGGGATACCGGCTTGCAGTCGATTGTTGCGATCAAAGTAATAGGGTTGCCCGTTGATAATTGGCGCCACAAACTTGATCAAACTACCTACTTGCACATACTTGAAATCTGTGCCGCTACTGGGTCCAACAGGAATAGCTGTGCCCGCAGAATTTTTAAAGTAGCCTGTGGTTTCGTTGGCAAGTGTAGTGCTTTGTTGCCATGTGCTGCCAGCCACACTCACAAAAGCTGTGCCTGTACCTGATCCTACACCTGTGGCTATGAACGCAGTGCCTACGTTGTTGTCTCCAGCGCCCACTGCTATAAAGTTGGTAGTGCCCACTGTGGCAATAATGTACGTCTGCCCTACCACAAAGCTACCTGCTGGTGCAGCATTGGTGTACACACGAGGAAAATTATCGTAGTAGAACTGTTTCATTGTGGCTTCAGTCAACTGCGGTTGTACGCTGTTGGTCACAAAGTCTGCAATTTCGTTGCGGTTAGTCCACCCAAACAAGATTGTGGGCAGTATGTTATTTTCCCATAGTGCGCCGTCGCTGGAGAAGCTATTGGTACTACTATACTTGCCGGTATTGTCCACAAGGTCAAGATAGCGACTGGTTCCAATTGACGCACGATTTAGAGCCTTGCTCTTGATAATGCTGTTGTATTGTGTGTAAGGAAACAGGTTGTAGTCCTCGCCGTTGACCATACGGTTTTGTGTATAGTAACGAGCAGGAGCACGTTGTTTGATTGCTTCAATAGGTTCACGAGCCTGAGCATTGGTCACAGGTTGTGTGATACCACAGGTAAAAGTGATAGTCTCAAGATTGCCACTGCGGCTAGTATAACTGATGGGAATACTCACGCTTTGCATTTCAGCAGGATTGATAATGTATTCCAGGCCGTTGCTAGCACGAGTATAGCAGCGGAAAATACCCACTGGGATTTCACTAAACACACCATCACCAAATACCAGAGTAATTTGGTCATTGGTTCTGCTAGTGGTGCTGTAGATTGGTCGTAGTTCTACTTGCTGTTCTGCTGCGGCAGTGTATACACTTTCCACATATTCCCATTCACGGGTGATGTTGCCCACGTTGTCCAATTGGTACAACCAACGATCTTCGTTGTTGACACCCTCCACGTTGATGTTCACAGTGCGGTTGCTGATGCGTTCAGCCAAGTTGAAGTCTGTGTTGATTAGGGTACCTTGCTTGAACGCAAAGAAATAACCAGTGTTGGCACTAGCAAAGCCCAACTGATCGTTACGGAACAACACATTGAATGGCGCATTAGCACGTGGTGACGGTTCGTACACATAATCACGACCCACGCTGGTAGAAGTCACTGCTTCAAAAGGCATTGATACGCCATCAACTGTGGCTGTATATGGAACCACTGGCAAAAAACCTGGCAGCAGGTTGATGGCATATTCATCTGTACGCACACCTAAAATTGTCTGACGATTGCCTGGCCGTCCCACACGCTGGCTGTCTACTAGAGCAGCATTGATAATGGTGGTAAACTGTTCTTGCCAGTCTGGGTTGGTGGGGTCAGCCCAGTCTACAGTGACGTTGCTGAGGTTAATACCGTTGTAGTCTGTGACGTTTTCTGTAGTTGTTACGTTGAACACTTTGAGAAAGCCACTGGACGCAGTATTACGTTTGGGATCGTAACTGACCAAGTTGGCCAGGCGAACCACGCTGTCACGACGTTCTGCTGTGTCTAGATAGTTCTCACGAGTGTTAAGGTCAGTACGGAACGCAAGACTCTGTCCCATAAACGCAATGATATCCAACAGCGCAATAAATTCTGAACTTTCAATGTAGTCGTTGAAAGTTTCAGGATAGTACAATCTCAAATAGTCTACAAAGCTCTTGCGCAGAGTCTCAAAGTCGTAGCTTTGGAAGTCAGCTTCCCGGTAGGTCTGATATATTTGTTTCCAATCTTCTACGCCGAAAATTGCTGTTTGTCTAGTGGTTTTTGCCATGCTCGTTGAACCTTTTTGTCACCTTGAAGTATTTATGGAGACTAAAAACGGCGCAGTTATACGTAGCTGGCTGTGCGTTGTTGTTGGTCGAAGAAAATGCTCAGTATCTTGGCATCTGTGGTGGGCACCACCGTGAGTTGTATTTCCAATAGAATACCATTTTCTTGAGGATAAACATCTACTTGGCTTACAAAAATTCTAGGGTCGCCACCAGCCACACGTTGCACTTCAGTCTGAATAGAAGTTTGGGTCTCTTGGGTTTGTGGTTCAAATACAAAACTCCATAGTGATGTGCCGTATGCTGGGCGTCCAGGTAGTTGCCCAGGACGTATGTTGAACGCATTCAACAGGTCGCGCTTGATCAACTCAAAGTCTGTGAGTGTAAACTTTTTGAATTGGTTAATGGTGTTGAAACCGACGAATGTAGCCATAACAATATTTATCGGCGTTGCAACTGGGCTTTGGCTTGTTCAATCAACTGAATACTGTTGTTGATTCTGATTATTAAATTTTCTATTTGTTGCAACAACAAATCTAGTTGTGCTACTAGTGCAGGAGAAATTGGTGCTGTAGAAGCAGCTTGCTGTCGCACCTCAGCTACTCGATTCTTTAGAGTGGTCAGCGCTGATTGAAAACTTTCCAATCGACTCTGTCGCAACACAGCATTTTGTACTGTTGTTGCTTGTGCTACCACTGCATCTACAGAACTTTGTGTAGTAGTCAAAACCAGTTGCAGGCGAGTGTATTCTGCTGCCAGCACAGGATTCACTGGCTCAGCACCATACACCAGCTGAGGAACTTTGGGATTCCCCACAATTCGATTGGTCGCAGCGTCTAGTCGAGCACGATCTGCGGTGTCTATTGTGCCCACAGGATCTGCTTCGTTGGCCATGGAATTGTTGATCTTGTTGTCCGCAAAATCTACTGCATATGCCCCGTCCCTTACAAACTGACTAAACAGTTCATTGTCGGAGGCACTAACAGTTTGTCCGCGTAACCAAGATTCGGCTGCGGCTGGTGCTTTTGCAGCACTAAGAATAGCCCCTGATTGACTGCGGGCCGGAAATCGATCAACAGCAATGCCCACTTGATTGAGATAGCTCAGTCCCATATTCATCAAAGTTACTTGTATTTGCTGCTGTAGAGATTCGTTGGACAACATCTGTTGCAGTGAAGTTGCTCCGTCCAGGCCGGTCCAGACTGCAGGACTTTTTAGCACATTGGGCAAAGAATTTTGTCCAGTTAGCAATAGTTCAACTGTTGCTGGCTTTATATACCCAGCGGCCGCTAATTGTGCCGCAGTTAATGCATATGTTCCTAGGCCTGTTGTTGTAACCACATTGGACGGTTGTGCTGCTAGTTTGCGCACCTGTGCCAACACGCTGGTAAGCTGCACCGCAGTCATGTTGCCTAGTCCTAGAGTTTCTGCTGGCTGTTTGGCATAATCAGACACAGTGATACCATTGGTCACTGGAAACTTTACCAGCACATCTGCTATGACTCGCGCTGGTGTTACTTGTTCTGCTTGACTAGGTGTTTGAGCAATTTGTTGCAACAACTGAGACTCAGCAGTGGGCAATCCATTTGTAGTCTGTGTTGCAGCGCTGATTACGTCACCGGGTCTAAGTCCTATCAATGAGCCGCTGGCCAACTGTTGATTGAAAATTCTTTGGGCAATATCACGTTCCAAAGATGCTGGCCCAGCGACTACTACACTGCGGCCAAGTGTTGCAGTAATGGTTATTCCTGCAGGTATAGGAGGAGCACCGGGCGGAGTTTGTGTGTTGCCCGGGACCGTAGTACCAACAGAATCGTCGGGTGCGGCGCCTGGGTTAAAAAATGAAAATGATGCCATATTTTAAACCTCAACACCTTTGTTGTGAAACGGGTACGGTTCGTGTGTAGGGGCACGATTGACCACGCTGGCTATACCTTTGTCTACTGGTTTCCATCCTGTGCTGGCATCAAACGTGACATCAGGCATGAGGTTCATGGGAATCACTTCAGGTGTGGGAATGTTGGATGCTTTGGGTCCATTGAGGTCAATAGTACCTGCACTGGCCACAATTGAACTGCCGCCATTGATGCTGGTGTTTTTGCCTTGCAGTCCCAGGGTGCCGTCGGCTTTGATACTCAATGTGGCTCGGGAATACACTGCCATGCTTTTGCGAGCCATTATGATCAAGTCAGTTTCAGTTTCGACCTGCATGGCCTCTTTGCTTTTTACCTTGATGTTTTTGCCAGCATACATGTTGATACTGCCGTCGGCATGCAGATTCAAATCGCCCTGGGTTCGCACATTGACAGAATTACTGCTGTACAGGTCTATAGTGCCTTCGCTGCCAAACTCCAACCAGCTCTGACCATTGGCATGAATGATATAGAAAAAGTCCCCAGAATCACTCATGGTAATCTGATGTCCTTTGGCTGTGCGTAATCTGATCATTTGATCTTTGCCGTCAACAGATCCATCATCCATAACCAAGGTATGACCTCCCATGCGCCCAATCACCTTGGTGTCAGTTGGAGAAATAGCACCTTGATCAATACGGCTTGGAATTTCTTCTTGTTTGAATCCGCCTTGGTAGATCGGACGGCCTGGAGTACTAATACCAAAAACTTGACTGGGACTTTCACGCTGGCTGCTGCTGGCTATAGGACCACGTGCAGTATCGTTGATTAATCCTTGTTGAAACATTGTGGCCGCTGCCACAGCATGCACAGGTTTAGGCTGATCAAAGAAGCGAGGATTGTTGATAATACCTGCGTTGGCAGCATTGATCTCAGACACTGGCAACTGGGTTGCATTAGCAAAATACTTTTTTTGATTTTCGTTGGCTGTGTCGGCTGCGGTACTAGCACCTATGGCTGGTACCATGTGGTTCAGTCCTTGTTCGGGCAGAACTCCAATGTAGTAACCTTTGTCACGTTCACCGTTGACAAATATGCACATGACTCTAACGCCAATATCTGGAGGAGTAAACCACATGCCGTAGGTGTTTCTGTTGCCCGGGTAGGTTCCTGCACCTGTGGTAGTACCTGAATTTGATGGTGTAGTTCCAAAAAATCCTGGCAAATATTCCACAGTGGTCCATTTGGTATCATCGTCCATGGCACCGTCGGAGAATGTTTCGATGTACACACGCAAACGTCCTGAACGTGTGGGATCAACGTTGCTCATAACTGTGCCAATAAACGGACCTGGTTGCGCGGGTACACCACCACGATCTGCTTTGTAATTTTGTGGTACGCCTTTGCTGCGTTGTATATTCTCAGCCATGTGTTTTCCTTATGCTTCGCCAGACATCTGCTGACTAGGAGTGTTAGTAACAGTTGTTTGTGCATTCAACACCTGCGGTGCTGGCAGATTAACTGTTTGCACAGCTGATCCGTTGCTGGTAGTTGGTTCTGAACCTTGACGAATCAAGTTCACTGATGCCAGCGTTGTGGCCGCGCTGGTGGCACTAAGTTGTACAGTGTCTATTGCTGGCGGTGCAGGCAACGCACCTGTTCCTGGCAAGGTTAATGTATCAGAAGCTCTTTGAGCGTTTTCTGGATTGCCTGCTCGCTCAGCAGAGCCACTGGTATCTGCTGACACACTAGCAGATTGTGCAGTGGCTGTGTTTTGTTGTTGTGGCACAGGAAAGTTGTACAATGAGCCTTCAATGGTTTGTTCAAATTTACCTTGACGGAATTCACTTGTACATTTTCTAGCCATATACACATAACTTTGTATTGCTTGTCGTGCTAGATTTTCGTTGCCTGAATACGCACCTGAATACGGATCTGCCAAACCAGTATTGATGTTGTAGTCTTCAGGCCTCTGCCAGGCAATTTCAAACATCACTTGAGTGCTGTCAAAATTGATTGTGCCATCAGGCAAGAAACCTTTATAGTCAAAGTTTTTGGGATTAACTCCTGCTGCTACACTGCCCTGTTGTATCCAGCCTGGGTCGCCTACAATACGCACCTTGGCTGTGGCCAGATCGCTGGGACTGTACAAGTATTCAGCAGCGTTAGCTGATGTTTCATTGCCTTTGCCGTCTGCGCCTTGGTTGCTTTCAGAACTGCGGGCTTGATACACATACGTAGGAATGTCTCGCATGCTGGAAGTGTACTTGCGCCTGATAGCTTCAGTACCTGAGTCTTTGCTGTCACTACCACTTATGGTCATGTTGTACAAGGAATTAAAGTTGGCTTGATAATCTAGTACTGCTGAGTTTTGACCTGTGAACCAGTATTTGTAGCTTTTGTGTAGCCCGTTGAACTTGGCAATAGGAAAATACTTGCTGTCAAAGTTTACAACCACATAAGGACTAATGATATAACGAATGTCATACGCATAATCATTGCGTTTGTAATCATATTCGCTGGTGCGAGGAACAGCTTCCATGGTGATATTGAACCAATTGACTTTGGCAGTCACAGGGGCTGCTGTAGGGTTTTCTATGGGATTACCTAGTTCATCTGTTTGTTCTTCTTGATTGACCACACGAGCCTGTTGTGTGATAAAAGTACTGTTGCGAATAGTAAGATCTATCACCTGCAATAGTTGTTGGCCTGCTGTCACTGCTGAATTTCGCAAGGTGTTGTCCACTTGATTCTTGCGAGGATCTAGTCCGTTGGGGTCAGACGTAACTGGTTTACCCATGGGTGTTGCTCCAATATTTTTGATCTTGTTTTCTGGTTTGATGATCGACGAATCTCTAATGCTTTCTGCACCGTTGGCAAAAACAATTTCGTATGTGTCAGCATACTCATATACGCCGTCTTGTACCAGTTTCTTTTGAAAGTCGTTCATGGCTCCCATGAGTCCCTGTCTGATTGTGGGCTTGTTTGACGGGGCTGCATTGGCTTTTTGTGGTGCTTCAGGAGCTGTAGGTGGAGTCGCATTGGGAGATGCGGTGCCATACTGTGCATCACCTCCCAGCAGGCCGCCAACTGTGCTGTCAGTTAATTCAATATCATAAGGTATAGTGCCACGACTTTGACCACCTGCTATCAACTGTCCCACTGGTTTGCATACAAAGTCATAAGTGACCAGCTTGTTGCTGACTCCCCAGTTGACTGTTTGAATCTTGAAAGGAACAAATTTTTCAATAGCAGCATTGGGGTCAGTCAGCCCTTGAGTTTGCCCAACACCACGTATGAGTTGGCCGTCAAGGTCCCACCCGTACCAACGAATGGCCAACAAGTATTGTACCGCAGTGTAGTTTACTTTGCCAGCCCCATCCTTGGGCACATGATCCTGCACTGCTGCATACATTCTGTCTAACAAAGTGATTCCGTTGGGCTCAATCACAGTAAACTTTAATTCTGTGCCCATGTGTGCTGCGCCTGTTTGTTTGCCAGGAAACGCTGTGTCTAGAGTTAGACTGTCAATGTAAAAGTCCACGTCAAAGTAGGAATTTCTTGACGCACCCACTGGCGCCTGATCAGTTGGGTCTCCGGGGAATTGAATGCCGCTGTTGCCCGGAGCTCCGCCACTTTGAAACAACAAGTTGCTGCCGTTGAGTGTGCGCTTTTTGCTGATCACAAACGTTTTGTATGCCTCAGGAGTCATCAGGTACACAGATATACCATAGGTATAACTAGCAAACTTGTCCAGCGCATTGTCCTGCGGTTTGATTGTTATGGGGTCATTGGCAGCATTGTTTGTCTCAGCACTGGTACTGGCAGGTGTTGACCTGGTGTTGTTGTCATCGGCGCCGTTGCCAGGTGTTACTTTGGGAACCCCAGCAGGTGCTTCGCCTGCTTGCGATGGATCAGTTACCTTGCCTTCGCCACCGGGGCGGTCGGTGCCTGGTGGGTATTTTGGCTCCTTGGGGTCCTTGATTGGCCCTGTGCCAGTTTGTTCTGGTATGTCAGACGACGACTGTGTAACTGAGAAAGTTTTTGGCGGCCCATTGACGTTGATATCAGTGTCGCCTGTGGCAACAGTTGGTGTACGTTCTGCGTTGGAGGGCTCTGTTTTGGCTACAAAGTTTTGTATGCGTCCTGTGTCAGGATCAGTTTCTAAAGGTTTCTGTTTAGCAGGGTTATCAACTGAATCGTCATTGACGGTTTGTCCTGCTGTTTTTGGAGGAGTTGGTAATGTTCCTGCTTCATCAGCTACTTTTTCCCGTTCTCTAATTAGGTCTATTCTAAGTGATGCTAGTCGTTCCTCGGCTCGTTGAAGATTTGTTTGTGCAGTGGCACGTTGGATTGGACGCAGATTTGGGTCATTAAGTCGTTCTCGAAAACTAGCTATATCCTCAAGCGTGATATTGATTTCGACCTGGATGCGAACAACTTCGCGCTGAGCAAGCGTACTCATTGATTAAAATCCCAGTATTTCTTGCAGGGTGGCCAATTTAGGCAAAAATATTTTTTTGCCTGCTACAAAATCCAAAGGCGGGGCAGTCAACGAATTAGGGTTGCGTTGATAAAAAACCCACCATAGGTTGGAGTTTTGATACAGGTCAAACGCCAACAGGTCAGGACGGTACTGGTACGTCTGGTTGATTATGAATGACAGGTCGTCTGTGAGTCTGGGTATGGGTCTGTCTACCATGACATCCAGAAAGAACTGACTGTAGCCAGTTGCGTAGTATGGGCTGGTTGCTCCGTATGTGGCCATTACCAGAATCCTCCTTTGAGCAGGTTGCCATTGGCAAACTCTTCAACACTGAACTGTTGGCTGATTTCACTGCGTGTGTTGGTGGGCAACAGTGTGATGTTGATTTCTATCTTGGTTGGCACGTAGGTGGCCCCTGTTAAGTTGTTGACGTTTTGAGTAATTGCCGGCGTACCTGGTGGTCCTGACAATGTAGAAGGGTTAATACCAGCACCAGTTAACCTACTTATTGCTGCACTCAGCGGATTGGTACTGATACCACCTGTCTTGGCTCGTTGACTAAACAAGTTGCCGTAGTTGTTCGGGGCCCAGGCACGTATATAGTCTACTTCGTTGGGCAGGCTGTAACTAAAATTAGAAACCAGACAAGGATGTTTGTTGAATTGGTATTCGCCAAACCCGCTGAGATACACCAAAGGAGGAGGTGCACCTCGCAAGGTATCTTGACCGTAGAACATGCGTGTGACTGATCTAAAAAAGTGTATCACTGCCAACATATATTCTGCTTCAGCGGTGTCTTGAGCTGTGAATGTTCCACGAATGCTGATGTCGTTGACCACACTGTTCTTGTAAAAATATCCGCGATAGTTGCTGTGAGTAAGATCATACTTGTCATAGTTGGCTGCATATGATGTTTCAATTGTGGGAGTGTAAGGGAATATCACCCCATCTGTTTGCGCCAATGGTGCTAGTATGCCAGCTCCTGCAGGATTTTTGTAAAGATATTCTGCGCCCGAGGCCAGTTGCAGACGCACACGCCAGTCTGGTGCAGCAGCTTCGTTGTTTCGAGCTTGCAGTGTGGCCTGTTCTTTGGCTTTTCGGATTGTGGCATTTTGTCTTGACAACAAGTCTGTTACTGCACCTAGACCACTGGCCTGCGCCAGGCTGTCTACTGCATCAGTTACAAATCCTGTTAGATTGTCAGGAATTCTTTCAGGCAAACTTCGGATACTGGCCACCACCGCGCTGGCAGCATCTTCGGCCTGTTGTGCAAGACCGGCCACTTGAGCGGCAGTCAGTCTCAGTGCACCTTCTACAGATGGCAACTCAGGCAATGCAGCAGTAAATCCAGCAGCAAAGCCTGCGGCAACGCCTGCTAGGTCTGTGGGCACTGATGGTACAGACGCTAATAAATTGTTGGCCGCATCAGTTACTACACCAGTTGCTCCTGCTAGGTCAGT